CAGAACCGCAAAAAGGACCAGACGTATTAATTCCATTGGGGAGCGACTACCCAGGTATAAAAATAACTGAACAACAACAAGCACAAGTTGACCCGAACGAAACAATCATGATACGAAACGCCAAAACAGGCGGCGCGACTGGTACATCAGAAATTGGAACTATCGGATGGTACAAAAACATCAGTGATTCCACAAAAACACAAAATTCAGCATTCAACCTTGAAATTAAAATGCCGAAACTGCAACAAATCCGAGACAGTATCACAACACTGCACATTTACGAGAGAGATTCACGCAGCGGTACACGTGCACCGGAAATGCTGTGGGCGCGTTGGGGCGTCGAGGTTGACGTACTGGAATTAGGACGTCCACGTATTCTGAATATGGGCAGATTCCCAATCGAATTCAATCAAGTCACACAGACATCAGCAACAGACACAACATCTCCACAGGGCACAATTACTGCATTCGGTTACACAAACAACCGCAGTGAACAAGAAACATTCAGTTTCAAATACGCAGGTACTCTGATGTGTTTGGTTGCAATCCGTTTCGAACACAAATACCAATACGGTATTCCACAAGAAGACATGAAAGAAGACCGGTTCGACTTCTGGCATCCAGAATTTGCGGGCTTAGGTGACCAACCAATCTACGATTACGAACTGTGGGCAACTGGCGGCGCAAACGGAACAATGGCAACCAAATCAATATTCGGTTACGCAGAGCGCGGAGCAGAATATAAAAACTACATGTCATTGATTACTGGTCAAATACGCTCAAACTATGAACAAACCATGGACTATGTACACATGGCAGACAAATACGAAGAAATGCCAACACTGTCAAATGCATGGATGAAAGAAAATCCAAGCAACACTGACCGTACAATCTTCGTTACATCAGAAAATGCCAATCAGTGGTTGGTGGACTTTGTGGCTGAATTTGAAATCACTGACACAATTCCACTGCACAGCATACCGGGCATCGACCGTATTTAATAAACAGCCCCCGAAAGGGGGCATTTAAGAAAAGGAGTTAAAAAATGGGCTTTTGGAAAGAATTAGGAAATGTAGTCGGCTACGTAGCAGCACCATTTACAGCAGGCACATCACTAGCATTGACTGAACGCGGTCAAAACATAATAAGCAACACATGGGACAAATTCACAGGAGCAGCACAAACACGTGAAACAAACAAAGCCAACGCGGAAGAAGCACAAAAGAACCGTGAATGGCAAGAAATGATGGCAAACACAGCGCATCAACGAGAAAAAGAAGATTTAGCACTGGCAGGACTAAATCCAGCGGCAGCGGCACAAACCGGCGCACAAACCGGCCCGGGGGCGCAAGCAACAATGACACCTGAACCATCAGGAGCAGACACCATGAGCAAAGTTGGCAACGCTATCGGAGCAGTAAGCGGCAGCATCAATTCAATCGCGGCGGCGGCGAAAACATTCTCTGAAAACAAATACATTGACGGCAAATCAAAAGCCGAAATTTCCAACATTGCAGCAGATACAGCAGTCAAATCAGCACAAGCAACGGAAACTCAGGCGAACACTCAAAACCTGCAAGCGGAAACTGAAAAGAAAAACGCTGAAATCCAAAATGTCAAAAAACAATACGAACTACTGAGTATCGAAGAAAAGAAACAGATATCAGAATTGACGGCAATTAAAATGGAAAACCTCAACAGAGAAAAACAAGCCGAAATCGAAAACGCTTTTTATAGCACAAGATTCGGACAAGCAATGAAAGCAATGGGATTAACCTTCAACGAGGTCGCAAATATCATACCATTCGCAGCGGGCGCAACAAAAAAAGCACCTGTAATAAACCACAACTACAACAATTACATGTAAAAAATCGCAGTAATTAAAGAACCGACAACAGCAAAAATGAGTAAGAAACACCAAACACCGCAAAAAACAGTAAGAATCCAATACAAAGGACCGTGCTTCATATTCATATCAAAATCCTATGGTTATAGAACAAGCATAACATAGGAGAGCAAGTTTGTCAACACAAACCGATTTACCAATCGCAGGATTCGGACTGAAACCCTTATTCACTCTGAATCCTGTCAGTTGGGACTATATATATCAAGAGCCAGACGTCCCAACTTTTTCTTATTCGAAGAAAAAGCCAAAAGAAGTTCAAAATGCAATGCAAACACCGTCATTATATCTACACCATCAACAAACAAGCAATATTCGATAACATCGATTGGTTGTGCAAAAAACGAATTTTCAACAAACAAAACCTGCTGGCACTCGGAAACGGTTCTCTGGAACAAGGCGTCATAAACATGTGCACCGGTAAATGGTGGGTATATTACGACAAAAATCCAAGACATAGTAAATTCCTGACACATCGCAGATTATACAACATGGGATTTTTCAACTTTAACCAAGTTGGATGCGGTAAATGCGAAATATGCAGAACTGAACATTCGAAAGAATGGGCAACCAAAGCATGGTGCGAAAACCAGATGTGGAAAAACGCAACATTCTACACATTCACATACGACAATTACAATCTACCACACGACCGTAAATTGCGCCGCGCTGATATTCAGAGCTTCTGGAAGAAAATAAGATATCATTTGTACAAACATACACAAAAAGCATCAGAAATAGATTTAACAATCGAAAACAACAACCTTGAAGAGATATATTCAAACGAACTTGAAGACCTGTTTGGACAAAACGCGCGACGCAAGAACCGAAAACCAATCAGATACCTGAACTGTGGAGAATACGGACCAAAAACCAAAAGACCGCACTATCATGCAGTTATTTGGAATTTCAAACCAGCAGACCTAAGACGTTACAGCAAAGACAGACGAGGGTATTGGTTATACACATCAAAAAAAATCAACAAAATCTGGGGTAAAGGATTCGTGATAATCGGTTACGCAACCACTGAAACAGCCGCTTACGTTGCAAGATACTGTACAAAAAAAACAAGCAGAACCAATGAAGAAATAGAAAAAATGAAAAGAAAAAAACAGTTAGAATTCATCGGTGCATCATCACTGGGATTTATCGGGTATTTTTACTGGATAAAAAACAAAGACAAAATAAAAGAAAACGGCGGTATTATTATGAAAAACCGCGGAAAAACATTTTTGGCAAAATTACCAAAAGCGATGGAAAAAAAATGGCGAAGCGAAAACGAAGAAGAATATGAAGAATACGACTATTGGAAATGCAAAATCGGAGAAATAAATTGGAAAAAAATATTAGAAAAAACTGATTTAAGTGAAGAAGAATATATAACAAGAACATACGAAACAAAATTAAAAAAACTTGCGCTGTTGCGCAGAAATAAAGGCGATTCACAAGGCGCATAACGCCGATTATGTTCAGTGCTGACGCACTCAACATAATCCTTGATACATTATGCGCCTTATGATATAATACGATTGTCAGGGGGCGAAATAATCGCCCTACTGACCTCATAAAAACTTAAAACGAAAGGGAAAAAATATGTTTTGGAAACAAACGCTGAAAAAACTGTACTGGGAAAATTTCACAACAAATAAAAATTATGAACTACTGAAAAAAAAGGAAGAAAACAACGAAAACAAAATAACTAATTTAACAAAACAAATGGAAAATTTAACAAACGAAAACAAAGAGATAAAAGAAAAAATCAACGCAATCATTAAAGCAATTTTTATTAACGCAACAAAAGGAGAATAAAAATGATTTTGAAAATTTATGCGATTTACGACATGGACGCAGAAACCTTTAACGAACGTACATTTATGGCACCAAATGACAAAGTGGCAATGCGAATGATGGGTAACACTCTGAACGCTGATAAACAATTCAACGACAATGCATCACACTATGAATTGCACTGTTGCGGGACATATAACACTGAATCCGGCGGCATTGAAAACATTATAGACGCAGAAAAAATGCCTACAACGCGCAAAGTGTGTAGCATCAATGAAATTGAACCTGCGAAACGAGATTCGTAAGGTTTGCCGCGGGCTTTTTCGTGCGCCCTGCTCTTAACGGCGGCGCACTACCCGCGCGCGGCGCACCATACTAAGGAGACAAAAATGAACGACGTATCAAAAATCTGGTGGATTTTGAACAAAGCCGTCAAATCAAAAATTCCTGTCTATGACTTAGCACTTTCGTGTCGGGGATTGCCAAGAGAAACCATTCTGGAACTGGCAGAAAAATTAAGCATAGACATGAATACAAATAAAAGAAAACAAGAAATTAACAAATGGAAATTGGACAAAACCAATGAAGAATTAGAAAGGAGAATAAAAAATGAAAATCTGTTGGACTTGCGTATTCAGCATCGCTGAAAGCTTACTGAACATCCTGACACTGGGAATTAAAAACCATGAAAAACACAAAACAGAAGAAATTTACAAATAAAAGGAGAAAATTATCATGCGTGGAAAAAAAGCAACTAATTACAGCCGTGTTTTTAATGCTACAGCTAATCGCGGCAGCTATAAAAACCGTCCAATCTTACAACCAAGAGGTGGAACATCCAATAAATAAGGAGGAAAAACAATGTCATTGATACCTGGCTATAAATTCGAAAACATCGGAAAACCGGTGAAAGGTCTGTGTTGCAAAGACGCAACTTTTACAAAATTCGGCAAAGAAATAAAAGTACACGACTTTATACAAGAAGGACGTGATGGAACGATTGCCAAAGAACTGATTGAACGAGCGGGCGGGTTGAAACAGCTGGAAAACGCAAATAAAGAACTGCCAACATCTGACGTAATAATCGATATGAACTTGGACCCAATTACAGCAAACAGAATCATAAAATGCGGGCAAATCGCAGAAAAAGAACTAAAAAAACAACTGGAATTGGCAGAAAAAACAAAACAATTAAATGAAATAAAAGAAACCAGAGGGGAGGAAAATGAATAATGGCAAAACAAGTACAAAACCTGGCTGCAACAGCAACAAGAAACTACGGTAAAAACTCATTTATACCAAAACCATTCGAACACATTTACACCTGCAACACAGGTGACGTTATTCCAGCATTCGCAACGATACAAATCAACCCGGGGAGCACTTGGAAAATCACAACATCTATTCTGGCGCGTCTGAATACATCACGATATATGACAATCGCACGCGGTTGGATTGAATATATGTGGTGTTATGTACCACACTTCCAAATCTGGGACCACTGGAACAACCTGATGGGTGAAAACACAGAAAGCGCATGGGTGTCACCAACTGCATACAAAGTACCAAAAGTTAGCATACCAACTGGAAAACCAATCAAAAACGGCTCAGTACTGGACCATTTTGGCTGGCCAACAGGACAAGCGGAATTCAAAGCAAGCGCGTTAAAATTACGTGCTTACAACTGGATTTGTGACCAAATCTGGCGTGACCAAAATATCGAAGAACCATTCGCACCGTTAACCGGCGATGATGACATTATATACGACCCAGACGGCAACTGGACTGTAGGCGGTAAGCCATATCAAATCAACCGCAAAGCAGACTACTTCTCAACTGCATTACCAGAACCGCAAAAAGGACCAGACGTATTAATTCCATTGGGGAGCGACTACCCAGGTATAAAAATAACTGAACAACAA